CAGAAGAAGACCCAGATTGGTATGTTGTTGCACCACCTGTGTATCCACCTTCAATACTTGTATTAGATCCACTTACGTTTGTTTGTGTTTCTGCGCTTTGTGCTTGGTTAGTTACACCTATAAATATGATCAATAATGCTAAAAGCAAACTTATTTTGTTCATTAGCACTCACATTTCTCACAGACACAAACGCCATATTCATCTGTATGAAGATCTTCTGAACAATGGCATTTGTGATTACATTCTTTACAGGTCTTAGTCATTACTTATAAAAACCTTTAAAAGTCCATTCAACCCATTTGTTCCATAAACTTTTAATTTTATTCCAAATTTTTTTAATCATGTTTTTTTTCCTCAATTTCATAGAAGAAGTTATCTGTATCTTCTGTTTTCCATTTGCTTGTGTTTTCAACGTTCCATTCAGATGTTTGGACTTTCCAATCTGGAATATTATCTTTTACTGTAAACGAAGGTATATCCCATATACATCTGTTGTTAGGTTGTGCTGCATAGTTCCCATCGTCTAGGGCTATGATATGTGCGCACTTATGTTCGTGCGGAATTTCCGAATGATCGGTATCTAATATATTACTCTCTGGATGTGCAAAGTCAATGGTAAATAAGTATTTACCAGGGTGCCATTTTTTATCTTTACCAATGTATTTTCCTGCTTGTCCGTCTAGGATATCCCAAGAATGCACAGAAGGATAATAACTGAAACAATTCCAAAGCTGTAACTCATCAAGTCTACGCTTAGGAACTTCTTCTGGCTTAAACCCTCTTTGAATAAAAGCAGTAATTGGTAAACGGTAGAAGATCGCACCGTTTTCCATAATGCAATGAAATAAGATTGACTTACCTGTAATAGACGACATGCCAAAGATAATACAGTCTTCAACTTCGCCATGATGTTTTCTAAGGTCATAAAGATATTCCCTTTTTATTTGTGTGTATTGTACAGGAATGTTTGCGTTTAAGTAAGCCATAATTAATCATTTATTGTTCCCCAATTCTTGCCTGATTCATAATCAACTTTGTTAGGGATCTCTAACTTAACAGCATTTTCCATAATCTCAACAATTTTTTTAGCTTGCTCTGGAGATTCTACAGAAACATCTAATTCATCATGTATTTGTATGTGCGCTACAATGCCTTCTTTGTATAAATCTAACATAGATTTTTTTGTCATGTCTGCTGCTGATCCTTGTATTAATTTATTTAATGCTTTGTAAGTATAAGCCCTCTTGATGCCTGGTCCATGTTCCTGGACAGCTTGTTCAAACGGCAATGCTTTATGCATACCAAAAGTATTTGGTTCCCATAAATGAAACCTACATAGTCTACCTAGTAATGTTCTAATTTGTCCACGTTGCTGTGCTCGGTTAGATACAGATTTTGTTAATGATTTAACAAACGGAACTCTGCTGTGATAAATAGAAAATAATTCTTCAGCTTTATCTTTACTAACACCTAACTCTGCTTGTAATTTTGCTTTACCCATACCATAAAATAATCCTAAATTAATTGTCTTTGCTGCGCTTCTTGGTATGTCTGCCATTTTAGCTACAATAGTATGAAAATCTGCATCTCCATCTTCGTAAGCTTCTTTAACATCAAACACACTTGTGTCTTGATCTAGGGATGCATAGTGAACTACAAGTCTTGGTTCTTGTTGACTGTAGTCAAAACATCCCCACTCGCAACCAGACTCTGGTACAAAAAGGGATCGAATCATTGGACCAAGATCTTTATTACGAGCAGGAATTTGTTGTAAATTAGGATTAGAATAAGAAAATCTACCAGTGACTGTGCCACCTTGATCAGATCTTATCTGATTAATATCAGCATGTATTCTACCTTTATGTTCATATTTTATTATTGTGTCTATAAATGTTGTATGTGCCTTGTTTATTTCTCTAGCTTTTGCTATCTTATTAACTAAAGGATGTTCATGATTAGACAGAAAGTTTTTAGTAAATGATGGTGCCTGTGTTTTCTCAGTTCTCTCGTAAGGTAATTTTAGTTTGTCAAAAACTTTGGCAATGCTACGTGCAGCCCATATTTGACACTCTTCTCCTGTCTCTTTTGTTACTTCTAATAATAATTTTTTTTCTTGTTCACTTAATTTTTGTTTCAATTTATGAGCAGATTCGGTATCTACACGAACGCCTTTAAATCTCATATCAACTAGGCATGGAAATAAATCTGTTTCTAAATTAAATATAGAACCTAGATCTTGACTGCTTATTTCTTTTTGCATTACTTTCCACAAAGCTAATGTAAGTTCTGCATCTCTTTGTGCATAGTTTCCTACATACAATGCAGGTAGTTTCCACATATCTGCTTTAGGATCTACACCCCATTCTTTAGCAGCATTATTTAATTCTGTTTCGTTTTTACCTTCACCAACATAATCCCAACCTAAACTATTTAAATCAAATCTATATCTATTCTCATTAACTAATGATGCTGCAATCATTGTGTCATATAATCTACCATTAATTTTAAAACCCATTGCTCTAATCCAACACACATCATACATTGCATTGTGAAATACTTTGTCAGCTGTAGATTCACAAACATCTTTAAACCATTTCATCACTAAATCTTTATCAAGATTACCACCACCTTCATGAGCAAAAGGAAAATATCCTGCATAACCATCTGTGGCTACAGCTATACCTACAACTTTACCTCTACCCACAATAGAACCTGTACCTAATTTTTTTAGTTCTGGATCGTGTGTTTCTAAGTCAATAGCAATTTCATTAGCATGACGTAGATCTGGAAACTCGGTAGGTTTTACCCACTCTGTTTGTGCTTTAAATATCATTTATAATCTCTCTCTTTTATCATTTCTAAATAATGTATTGCTTTGTCGATGTCTTGTTCTTTCCCTTTGGCAGCGTGCCTGCATATGTATTTTATAGCTGATCCTTCTGCAAAAGGCAACCTGTTCTTGTTTATAAACTCACTCGGCTGCATGGCCATCGTTTTATAATGAGATCCTCCAATTTGTTTTTTGTACGCCGTCATATTTTATACTCCTTCTTTTTGTTTTTACATTTTACTAAATACAAATTTTCTATTGTTCTTGTGACACCTACGTACCAAACTCTTTGTTCTTCATCATATTTGCCTTTTGATTTTTTAGATCCTTTCAAAGTGTTTTCTGTCTGATTTAAATATAGAACTACATTAGTTGCCTCTCCACCTTTTGCTCCATGTATTGTAGATATTTTTATTCTAGGTTGTTTTGACAAATCTTCTTCGTTAGTTAACATAGATTTTATATAATTAATTTGATGGAATGGAACTTTGACAAAAGCCTCATACCAAGGTTTATCAAACTCTGGTTTTTTACTATCTAATCTTTCTCTTACTCTTTGTTCTAATACTTCTATTAGCTTCTCACCTTCTTGTATTTTTTTAAAATTATTTATGTCCTCGTATAAACTTTTGCCTATACTATTGCCTTGACTACTTTCAAAAAAATAACCTTTTCTTTTTAAAAAAGCAGATATAGGTTTTAATAATGATTTAGTTCTTGTTAGTATTAGCCATTGTCCTTTGGTCATGTCTATATCAGCCAGCTTAAAACGTTGATATATATTACCAATTTCAGGTTTAGGTAAGTATTGTTTATCTAATCTTGTGTTAACTCTCTCTATAATATCTAATGCTTTTTGTTGTATTAATCTTGGAACTCTTTTTGATTCTGTTAGTGGTATTTGTTTTGCCTTCCAATTAATAAATGAATTAACATCAGCTCCTGCCCAACCAAATATCGCTTGGTCATCGTCTCCTGCAATCCATACATCATTACAATAATTTTCTTCTAATTTTTTTATCATAGACCACTGTATCAATGATAAGTCTTGTGCTTCATCTACAAATATAACTTCAAATTGTGGGGCTGTTCCTTTTGGTTCTAACCATTTATCTAACATATCCGTGTAGTCAATCAACCCATACACACTTTTATAATTGTTTATTTCTTTTTCTATTGCTTGTAATTTATCTCTTTGAATTTTACCTAAGTGCTCATTTAAATCATATTGATCCATTGCATCTATTTGTTTTACTCTTGCTAAACTTATTAAACCTAAATACTCACTGTCTGATGTAAATATTCCATTCCATTCATTTTTTTCATAAGCTGCATATTTTATTTGAACACCACATGTCTCACCTATTTTTTTATAATTACCTTCTTGCATAACATTCTCTTCTTTTAAACCTAATCTAGTAAATGCTAATGAGTGTAATGTTTGAAAATATCTTATGTCTTTTTTAGTTAGGGTGGGGTTTCGTTCTAAAAATCTATCTCTTGCTTCGTTTGCAGCTTTACGTGTAAAAGAAAAATAACCTATCTTATCTAATGGCACGCCTTTGTTAACGTAGTTTGCTACTTCATTTAAAAGTGTATACGTCTTGCCGGTTCCTGGCGGTCCTATAACTTTATATCTCATTAGTAATTAGACTTCTCTCTATCTGTTAATTTGTGTTCTATTCTTTTGTAATGCAGCTGTGATACCCTACATACTTTTAATGTTTTGCCATCTATATTTAGTGAATGTCCAAATTCTACAGAACATTTTTCTTTTAGTTTCTGTGCAATTCTTTCT